AAGGACCACATTCTGGTTGATAGTTGTGAATGCCTTTAATTTTGTCTCTGATATCAGTAATACATTTTTTGCCATCTTATATTCCTTTAACGTCACCAACTACAGTTTGTTCTACTGTTGGAAGTAACTGGTTTTGTTCGATACCTAAATCGATTGATTGTTTATGTCTTAAGAACAAGACCTTCTCAAAGTCCTTTAACATCTCCTCTTGGATAGGTTTAATAACGGTCTCAAGGAATAAGTCATAAGCGTCTAACATCTCTGCTCTGCCACCTAATTGACCTTCAGTTTTAATACCTAAAATCATCGGTGAGGTTATTCTATGTGAGGTAAGGATTGTTTGTTCCACTTGTGGTGCAATAGACGAATACCATCCATCAGAAGCGTTGTTTGCGATAGGGGTAATGATTGGTGCTGTCTCAGGGTTTTCACTAAAGAATAAGAACCACTTACCACTATTATTTGTTGAACTATACTTGGCATCCAACTGACGATAAATCATGTCTCTCTCCTCCTCTGAAGGTACACCATTCGTAAAACTCACAGCCACAGATGGCATCATAGAGTTCTGCATGTTATTCAAGTGGAAGTTCTTTATCTCAATATCCAACTGAATTGTTGTAACCCCTCCTAAATAATCAGGTGCGGGGTAGTAAGACATTCCTGGTGTATATGTCTTGAAGTACATCACCTGTGAAGGTGCTGAATCAGGTAACATATTAAACGATGGAAGTTCGATAGGCTTATATTTGTTTTGAGATATGGTTGATTGTCTCCAGTCCACAGAGTAATAGTATGAACCAACATTTGTAAATTCGTCTTCTTTACCAGCTCTTAATTTACTGAAGTCCATATGATAGAACTCAGCAATACCTCCGTCATTTGACTTAACGATATTCAAGGCATAACCACCAAAGATAACTCGGTCCATTACACACTTCTCAAACACCTCATATACGGTCTCACTTCTGTTTGCCATTATTATTGAGCTAGGGTCACCTTTTTTAACAAGAAGGTTCTTACCTTTCACACCATAGGTAATGGCGTTAAGACAAGCTCTGTTAATTGAACTATATTGGTATAGGGCTAATAAGTGGTTGGGGAATAAATTATCATCACCATAGAACACCCAAGGCTTGTTTTTAATTACCTCTTGGTATTGTGGAACTTGTGCGGCAGAGAACTCCTGCATCATAAATTCAAATTTCTTTTTTGGTTCTATATTTTCACTCATACTAATAAATATCTAAACTTTATATATTATCCATATTACCATCTGGTAATACTAAATTAACAGGACAAGTACACCCACTCAAGGTATAACTAAATACATCAAAGGCAACTACAGTTTCACCAGGTTGTAATATAGGGGCTAAATCAAACTGATGTTGATGTTGACCTACATCAATAGTTTCTTCACCATAATAAACTGTACTTAATGAACCATACGCCGCCCCTGAAATAATGTAATCACAATTCGCAGTTGCTGGTGATGTAAAGTTTGGTTGATTCCACAATACCAATCTAAACTTCGTGTTGTCTTGTAATTCAACCTCAAGATATTGAGTCGTTACAGGACAAGTTGGAGTAGGTGTAATAGTTGGGGTATTGGTAGGTGTTGTTGTAGGAGTTACAGTATTACTTGCAGTAGGGGTTGGAGTTGTATCACCTGAGATACAGAATTGTTCCTCCTCGCTAATATAAATGATGTTAGCGTCGTCCTCATTATTGGAGATGTATGGTTCAAAGAAACATGCATCAGTTTGGTCGTCACCAACAATAACGACAGCACGGCCTGATTCCAACTTATTATAAGCCAGAGCTATATTTGTATTTCCAGAACTTACCTGTTCGTATATGGAATAGTAGTATTGTCCCTCATACGGAAATTGAATCGTAAGTGGATTAGTTGAAGGATTAGTTGAACCCTCAATAAACCTAAACTTATCATAACGAGTATTTGTTAAAACCACTTCAGGTATAAAGGACACTCTATCCTTTGATGCGATATGTTGAAACGAGAATAAGTAATAGGGATTTGGTAGTGTCTTATTCATAGACACAGTCGCTATTAAATTATTCAGTTGGTTTTTTCGTACTATTAACATTCGTTGATATTATGTAATGAGCGTCTAATTTATCGTCGATTAAAATGAATTTTATCTCCATATTATATTGTTGAACCTGAAAAATTATAATATCCCGTCCATTCTATTAAAGGTAATTCTTTAACCCATAAGTAATCCACATTAGTTGTATCATTCATTTCTTGAGTAGATATCACCCAATTCGCATTCGTGTCTTGTATGGGGTTATAATAACTGATATCGGTATATTCTTTACCTTCTACAGCTTCTTTTTCAATAAGGGTCAAAAGACCTACTTGTTCTCCTATTTGTGTCATATTAGTATGTATTTCTTCCTAATGAAGTTTGATATGTGTTTATTATGTTTGATAAATTAACGATGTCTGTGTTTGTTAATCCACGACCCATAGTAACGAATGCGTATCTGTTATCACTCCAATAAGCTCTAAGATTAGATTGTTGTGCTCCTATAATTAAATTTCTATTTGCGTATGTTATTGCTCTATTTCCTGTTTGAGTTGCTATATTTGTTCCATTTCTATAAAGAGTTCTATCTGTTGCACTTCTAACAGAACCTACAGTCATACCTGATGCTGATGCTTGTGATGTTGTCGATACACGACCTAAAGCACTTGGGTCGTATGTACCCGCATCAAATAAAGTATTATTACTAGCTCCAGCACTTCTTTTAGCGGCAATATTTAACATATCACTTAATGCCACATCACTTGTTGCAACACCCATATCATAAATCCTATCACCAACTCCTTGTAAGTTTACATATACAGATAAGTGAGAACTATTACCATCTCCAATAACTAAAATTGGATTAAATAAAGTTTGAGCATATCCATTTGTTCCGTTTGGTTGCATTCCTAATGCGGAATGTGTCCATCCACCGTTAAAAGTTAAATCATAAAGACCACTTAGACTTGCTCCGTTAATACTATGTGACGCAGCAACCCCTCCTAATACAGGATATAATCCATCTATTTTATTAAGTAATCCATTAGACACTAATGAAGTGAATAATGTGATGGTTGCGGCTGAAGCGGTTGCATCAACATTACCACCTGATTGAACCACTTTATTCAAGTATGTAATAGCTTGAGTTGTTCCACTAGCTGGTGCTGATGGACTTGGGGTAATACTTGGGGTAATACTTGGTGTTGGACTTGACGTTTGAGTATTAGTCGGAGTTTGAGTGTTAGTAGGAGTAGGACTACTTGTTTGAGTAGGAGTATTTGTTGGAGTTGCAGTGTTAGTTGGATTAGGAGTACTAGTTTGACTAGGTGTAATTGATGGGGTTGGAGTTGGACTAGGTGTAACATCAGGAGATGGTGTCCCTTGAGGTACAACTCCCGCCTGTTGACCATCATTAGGCATAGGTGGCATCTGAGGTCTTCTAATATATCTTGAGCGAGTTGAATCCCATGCTTCAAGTGGATTGGCATTTAATGGGATAATTCTACCTTTATCTTGGAATTGTTCAGGTGAATAAAAGGTTTCTTGTTTACCTAATACACCCCACACTTTTTTCTCTGGATTATTTTTACCTGCGAAGTTTCTCATTTAATTCTTTTGGCTAAATAAAAGGGGAGACTATGAAAACTCCCCCTTTAATGTTATTGGTTGATTAGCAACCTGAACAAGGACTTAATGATAGACCTACTAATGTAGACTGTAATGAACCTGCTAATTGACGAGCTGGTTCTTTCTCAAGACCTTGTAATGTGATTGAATATCCGTTTCTATCCCCAAATGCAGTACCTGACTCACCAGTACCTGCAGATAAGAACATACCGAAGTCTTCACCTAAGTAGAAGATTGACCCATCATTAGTTTCAACGAACACCTTAAGGTTAGTATTTTGAGCTAACAATCTTAACTGGTTTCTAATAGCTTGTTGAAGCTTGAAGAATACCAAAGTTAAATCTTGTTGGTAAAATACTGTACCATTCTCCAATGAAGGAGTGATGGTTTCGATGAAGTTAGATGTGTTCTTCTCAACTTGGAACTGATAAACAGTACCACCTGTTGCGCCTACTGTAAGGATTTCTCCTTCAGCATTCTCAGTTACTCCTGTAACGCAACCTGCGATAACATAAGCGGATTTAATACCACCTACGTTGTCTCTACAACCTTTACAGATTGAAGATGTAGTTAAACAATTTGAAAAACTCATATATATTTGTTTTTATTATTTTAGTTTAGTTTTTTAATAAAGGGGGACTAGCCCCCTTTATAATGTGTTACGATAATCCGTTAGTGATTACGAATTGAGGCCAAGCGATTTGAACCCCAACTTTGAAGTTAGAACGTAATCTTACCTCGTCGAAATCTACAGAGTAGAACATTTTTAAGGTCTCAGAGTCAGACATTAAGTCAACTCCTAATACCATATAACCAGCAGGTGCTAATACCAATAAGTTTGAACCATTCAAACCTCCCACAGGGTGTACTAAGATGTTAGTAGCAGGGTGGAAAGTTTTGAAGTTCTGATAACTATCTTCAGGGTTGAAGTGGTAGTAGTTAGCAGTTCTGTAGTTGATTAAGTATTTTCTGTAGTTAGCGTGAGACATGAACACAACTAAGTCAGTTCTGTCTACGATATCATCAGGGATAACTTCAACTAAAGCGTCTACTTGAGCTAATGCTGTTGTAGAAGTGATAGCACTTTGACCTGTTACAACGATACCACCTGTTACAGTAGTTGTTCCTGAACCTTGTTGTGCGAATAATTGTTTGAAACCTGAGAAACAAGTTGTACCTGAATCTGCTTGCCAAATTTGGTTCTCAATGTACTGAGAAATTTGTTGTGTCTTAAGGATAGAGATTTGTTCCTCGAAAGGTACTGTCTCGTTATAAGAACCTGGAGTCAATAACTGACCTAACCAGTAATCGTTTAAGTCCTGAGGACATAACGCTTCGTTTACTTTGTACTGACATACAGTAATGTCTCTTTGTGTGTAAGTAGTTTGACCTGAACTAGACCATCCGCAAGAACCATCTTGTACTACTAAGGTTGAATCAAGCAAGTTGATTGATTGTGAACCTTTAATCCCTGGTTGAACTTTGATAATTTTCGCAGTCTCACCTTCAAGGATTGCTCTTCTCATCAATTCTCCACCAACTTCGTCTGTGTAAGTTGCTAAAGATGATAAGTTAAAACCGAACTCATATTTTTTACTCATTTTCGTTTTTTTTTATATTTTTATTTTTATGTCTTTGATTACAAGTTGTGTCTTGTTTTTAACAGTCTTGAGAATGCATCGTTCTTGTGAGCGTTGAATTCTGCTGATACTGCATTTTTTGCTTGTTTAACAGGTTCCCCTGCAGGTTGTTTAGAGAACTTAGCCACTTTTGACTTCATCTCTTCTTGGTCGTTAATAACACCTTTAATAGCTTCTTTAATTTCTTCAAGCATTCCCATTACAGATTTTTTGAAGTCACCATCAATAATGTCATTACCTTCTGATAACTCAGGTGTCATTCCCATTTCTTCTTCCTTTTTTTCATCGTAAGCAAGTTCAACGTTTTCTCTTTCAACGATTTTACCATCTTTAGTAATAATCTTGATTAGAACTTCATTACCTTCACTATCCTTAAGAGACAACTCGTGTTCTCCATCTGGTGCTGGTGTTTCTTTTCCATCAGGTGCTACTATAGATACGTCTTCGCCAACATCGAAAGTTGGGGACTTAACAACTGTTCCATCTTTTAGAGTTGCCTCTACAAATTTTTCTTCTTGTTTTTCCATATCATATTTGATTTCTTGGACCATTCCGTCCTCGATTTTTATTTTGGTAGTATCTTCTAATTCATACTCACCATTCTCAATCGGTAATTGTCCGTTGTCTGTGATAACATAAACAGGTTCACCGATGGCTAATTCCCCTTCCAAGATAAGTTCTTGTTCGGAGTTTGCTAGTTTATATGAATTAAATTTATACAAACCAAGCAGTTTGTTTATTTTTTTGATTGCATCTTGGTAATTCATCTTACGTCTTTTAAAATTTGTTTTATTTCTTCAAGTAACTCGTTGTTGATACTGGCAAACTTGGCCTTCTCCAAGAAATATCCTTGAACTGAAAAACCTTTTAATTTACCGTCCTTAACTTTTTCCCAAGTCGCATCATCGTTAACCTTCATCGTAATCATCCAAGTACCTTTAGGGTAATCCATACCGAATACTTGTTGTTTATCTTTTTCTTGGTCTTCAACAATCCAACTCTCAACAACATCAACGTTATTTAAAAACTTACGTCCGTGTTCTATATTTGTCTTATCCAAGAGTTTCTCTTGCATAAACTTTTGTTGTAGTTTCTTTATGGTCTCTGCTGTAAAATACACATAGTAAATCTCACCAGTTATTTCATTTCTCCTAATAATCATCTTATCAGGAATCATAGCAGGTCCCACAACTAATTTTTGTTCTGCGTTGAATACAGAAAATGATGGTTCCTCACTTGAGAACTTAGACATATTCTCATATTGTTCTATAGTCCTTTCAACCCAAGGCAACGCTTCAACTCCACCCCACGCATCCATAGCTAATTTACCACACCCGTCTTCATACGACTTACTTGATTCCAAGTCCACCTTATGTCTTGAGATATAAGATTTCATTCTCTTTACGGTCTCAATAGATACTGGTTTACCTTGAGCCAGTTGTTGTGCTCTTACCTTACCTACTTGAGTCATACAGTCATTTGGATTACCTGTTCTCTCAATATAATCTAAAGCCGCTTGCGCGTTTTTACTAATAAGTGCAGGGTAATCATCATAACTAGCAAACTCATCAACCATATAATCTTCATCGTCTTCTAAATCTATATCAAAGTCCTCTGACATCTTTTCTGCCTTTGGATGGTCTTTTGGTAATAGGTCATAATCCGTATTATATTTAGGGTTTTCAGGTCTACCATTTTTTAATAGGTATAGAAACGCATTAACTCTTGCGTAAGCCCATTGTTCGCTTGATTGAACCTTTGGTGAGTGTGATACATTAAAGGCTCCTAAACCTCTTTGAAATACTGATTTTAACGCTCCTAAAGTTGCTCTACCATTTTTGGTATTACTATCTTTTTCGTTGAAGTCATCAACCTTTTTTTGTAATGCCTTTTCTTGTTCTGCGGTTACTTTTGCACCACGTTTACCACTAGCATCACCTTTAGCGGTTCCTTCACCTTGAGGGTTTTTATTTGGTGTATCACTCTTTGGGGCTTTATCACTTTTCCTGATACCACCTCTTGGACCCACCTCAGCAAACTCTTCGTTTTCAGGGTGTTCTTCACAAGGCATATATAATGTCTTGTCCCCATACACCATGGTATGGGAACCTTTACAACCCATAACTTCTGCTAGGGCTTCAGCATCTTCTTTACGTTCAAATAAAGGTAGAGATGCCAGAACTGGCTTTCTTTCAACATCTTTGGTTACTTGGTCCACATATGGAGCTAAAGCCGATACATCAGGGTTTTGGGAGCTAAAACCCGTTCTTGGTGCATAACCTGCCTCGAGTGCGGCAGTGGTAAGTGTATCTGGTCCTGGCATTCCATCCTCATCAATAAGTCCTTTTCTAACCGAAGCCTTATTAATAATAGAACCTTCAGCTCTATAGATTAACTGAACCCATTTATGACGACAGTTGAATGAACCTCTCCATTCAAACATATCATAACCATCAGGTCCAACAGGATTAACACTTCTATTAGACATTTCAATAATATCTTCAATACGGAATACTCTGTTGGCTCTCATCATTTCAGCACAGAATGTTCTATTTTTGGCATCTTTAGGACCTACGTATTTGTATCTAAACTTAACATCAGGAGTATCTTGTGAACTTGGGGCATTTGGGTCAGCTAAGATTGCAAACTCTTTTTTACCAACACTTTTAACTTCAGCAATTTTGAACCCCTCTTTTTCAAGGAGTCCTTGTGGTTCACCATAAGCGTGAAACATTTGTATTACTTGAGGAATTTCTTCATCAGATAATACATAGTGAGTACTTTTTTCTTCTTTTGCGAAGTATTCAAAGTTGGATTCGTGAGCTGGTAGTTCTACAAGAGCAATACCGTCTAACCCTGCCATCTTATCGTCTTCTTCAATAATTAACTCAATTATTTTTGGTGTCATCTTACTATAAATATCGTTTTAAGTTAAAGTGTAAAAATTATAATGTACTACGTGATTTTTGTGCTCTGTCGAATTGCTGCATTGAACTCATATCTTGAGCCACCACATAAGTTTTGATTGGTTGTTGAGACATAGCCAAGGCATTATTCAAGTCATTCATAGAACTACTTGTTGTCGCAATACCACCTTCTGCAAATTGTCTACCTCCACCTATTCTATTGATAGTTGATAGTAGGGGTTTAAACATACTTGTTGAACGAGCGTTAATAACTGACTCACCATTAGATAACATCGCTGGTATTGAATCACTTGTTCCTGTACCAGGTCCTGATACATAACCACCTGATGCTAACGCTCTTGGTTGTGGGGCTGCCGAACTTCCTGAACCTCCTGAACCACCACCTTGAGGAACTTGTGTTTTAACAATATCTGCCACAGCCTTAAAACCAACTAACCCTGTTGCGATGGCTTGAACGATGGCATAACCTGGTACTGGTATTCCCGCGAATGCCCTTAATTGACCTGCGATAGCTGCGTATGTGTTAATCAACGATGCGGCAACTGCTAAAGCTTTACCCGCAACTGTATTTTTACCCACAATATCAGCAAGAACATTTATCGCATTTGCTGTGGCTCCAAGTAAGGCTTGTTGTGCTTGAAACTTTTTAGTTTCAATATCAATTTGTGCCGTCGCATTTGCCTTGGTATTAGCTGTCTGTGCATCTTGTATTGCCTTTCTTTGTTCGGCAGTTAAATTTTCATTGGCTAATAATTTTTCATAGTATAACCTATCTTGTTCGACTTTAGCATCTAATATTTGTTGTTGAAGTTCAAAGTCCCCTTGAGCGAAAGACATACTTTCCTCATAAGCCATTTGATTAGCCTTCTTCGTCTCTTCTTGTAATTTTAAGAATTTATCCGTATCTGATTTAATACGTTTATCATTCTCAACTATTATCGTTGTTGTTAAATTTTGTTCCTCAATACTGATAGATTTTATCCTCGCCTTTTCGGCATCAGTTAAATCTTGTTTTTGTTGAAGTAAATCTTTTTCTTTTTGTAAAGCGTTCTGTTGTGAGACAAATATTTCGTCTTGAGTTTTTCTAGCTTCAGCAGAGTTTTCACCATATAAAGCTTTAGTAAGGTTAAGGTTTGCGTTTAACTGGTCTTGTTCCGCTTTACTTGCGTCCTGTAGTTTCTTTAAATCATCATCAAAGGCCTTCTGTCTTACATCCGCATCAGCCTTTAAGGACTCTTCTATCTTTTTGGTATTTGCGTCCCTTAGAACTTGTTTTTGAGCGTCACTTAATTTTTGACCTTGAAGTTCTGCTTCATATCTTTGTTTTAATAATGCAGATAGTTTTTCTTTTGAGGTGTTTTCCTTGTCTATCTCAAGTTGTATTTGAGCATCAAGGGTTGCCTTTCTTTTGGCAAGTTCTTCAGCGGCAGCCTTCTCTCTTTTGGCCCTTGCTTCATCAGCAATTTTTTTCCTTTGTTCCTCGTTTTCTTTTTCTGTCTTGGTGACTTCTTTAGTACCATCTTCAAACCTTTTGTAGGTATCTGTAAAAGATTTGGCTGTATCACTAAAAACATTTTTTAAACCATCTAACCCTTCTTCAACCGAATCAAAATCTAAAGTAAAAATACCTTTTAGAATTTTACCAATTCCTAATCCAGTTGTCTTGATGAATGTGAATAATCCAAAAAGTACTGAATAAACACCTCCTACAATATTTGTAAAAATAGGTAGCACTTCCATAGCCAGTTCAATAAACACATCAAGTATGGGTTCAAAGGCACGAAATATACCACCTAGTATTTTTTCAAATGCAATAAAGATGGGTTGAAGTTTCTTCATCGCATCCTCTGACTTACTAAAGGCGGCAACTAATCCACCGATAGCTGTAACTAAAAAACCAATTAATGATGCTTTTATCGCACCATTAAAAGTTGAAAAGGCTATTTGTACTGATTTTATTCCACGACCTAAAACACCTAACGGACCTGGTGCTGACTCAATAAATCCTGCAAAATTATCAGCAGATTGTTTGGCACCCTGTAAGGCATTTTCAGTATCTCTAATTCGTGCGGTTAATTGATTAAACTGGTCTGAACCAGCAACAGCGTTTCTTAACTGTTTTTTAAGTTCTTTTAACCCCGCTATACTTGGTTGTACGTCAGCGGTTACATCAATTTCAACTTTAACTTTTTTACTTGCCATTATTATTTTCTTTAGCTAACTCAAAAATTTCAGGTAGTACCTTGAATATATTTTGATATTTAATGAATTTTTCTTTTGTTAATACTTCTGTGTTTAACATTATTCTTAACTCCGTAATTGAGTCCATTTCTTCAATCTTACTCATACTATAAAATATCTTTATCGTTTAATTCGTATATGTTTAAACAAGTATGTTATATCCATCAATCGGGTTAGGAGTTACATTACTAAGAGATGCGTTTACAAATGTTTCAATATTAGGGTCAAATCCTGTCAAATAAACTTCATTTTGACCTGTGGTTATAGTTGCCGTTCCACTTGATGGTCCAGAAGGTGATACATCTACAGACCAATCAAATGATAAATTTTGACTAAATGTTATTCCATTTTCAACTGTTACCCAAATTTCAGTAAAATCTGGGTCACCTGTTCTTTGTTCTACAGTTAAAGATAAATCTTCTAATGATGTTGGAGTTGGAGTTGGAGTAGAAGTATTAGTTGGACTAGGACTTGGGAAACATCCACCACAGAAACTCTCATCAACTTGAGAATATATTATACCTTCAGTTTCAGTTACACTTCCAAGTATCGCACAAAAATATCCACCAGTTTCATATGGTATATTGTCTATTTGTTGTGACTCATTATTACAATCCAACCAACTTATAGAATTAACTTCTTCAGGGTCTCCTGTATTTTCGTATTCATAACAAACACAATTATCAGATGGAGGAGTTATAGATGGAGTAGGGGTTTGTGTTTGAGTTGTTGTAGGAGTTGGACTTAAACCTTGAGTACTTGCTGGTGTTCCTGTCTGTGTTTGAGTAGGAGTTTGAGTAGGCGTTGCAGTTAATGTAGTTGTTGTGGTAGGAGTTTGAGTACTTGTTTGAGTAGGCGTTGCGGTTAATGTAGTTGTTGTGGTAGGAGTTTGAGTACTTGTTTGAGTTGGCGTTGCAGTTAATGTAGTTGTTGTAGTTGGAGTTTGAGTACTTGTATTAGTAGGAGTTTGAGTACTTGTATTAGTAGGAGTTTGAGTACTTGTATTAGTAGGAGTTTGAGTACTTGTATTAGTAGGAGTTTGAGTGCTGGTATTAGTAGGAGTTTGAGTGCTGGTATTAGTAGGAGTTTGAGTAGGGGTTGGTGTAGGAGTATTAGTAATATCCGCACCACAACATCCTGTTATTTGAACATCAAAAACTTTAGAACTTCCACTAAATCCAAAAATACCACCATTAGAACAATTAAAAAATTCTTCGTCTGTTCCACTTATATTATCTGCTTCAATTAATAAACTACTACCATCACATAAATAAACGAGCAATAAATCTTCACCAATAGTAGAATCATTCCAAGAATAACTAATTGTATTATAACATACAATACCAGTTGGAGTTGGAGTTGGAGTATTACTTGCTGTATTCGAAGGGGTTGGACTTACTTTTAATCTCATAATATCTTAAATAAAATTAACATACGGTACATTCTGAGTCGTTTATACAATTAATACCACAGAAAATAGGAAACTCTAATCCAGGGTCTCTATAAATAGTGGTAAGAGGTTCAACACAAATATTAATCGCATTATTTCCTGGTACTGTTACCGTTGTTTCAATACTACCACAAGGAGTATATGTTACATCTAAACCTCCTTCTGTATTATTATCTATTCTATAACACTGACAACTTAATTCAGTTGGAGTTTGAGTATTAGTTGGAGTTGGAGTAGGACACGTACCTCCGCAATCAAATACATAATCTAAATTGTCGGCTCCAGGCCCCGATAAGGTTCCAGGCCTAATACAAATAAATTCACCCACCTCAATCTCAAAATCGTAATAAAAAGTACCATCGCAATCTCGATAATTAACGGTTTGCGTATCAAACGAGTTATTGTAAAATTGCTGGCATGTATAACAAGATATTGTTGATGTTGGAGTAGGAGTTTGAGTACTTGTATTAGTAGGGGTTTGTGTTTGAGTATTTGTATTTGTAGGTGTAACCGTAGGAGTAGGAGTTGGAAGATTTGTAACATCAGGCCCACAACATCCATTAAGAGTAACACTAGTAATATAGGTGCTAGCAGAATAACTTGTAAATCCACCATTAATAGTACAATCTGTTGTTCTCGTTCGTATACCTGAACCACCAGTAGGAGGGGAGAATATTGATGGTGTTCTTCCATTACAATATTCAACTACTATTATTGGTTGAATGCTTGGTACTCCACTCCAAGAATAAGTTATGGAACTAAAACATACACAAGGTATTGTTGTAGGAGTTGGAGTTAATTCAGGACATACTGTACCCGTAGGAGTATAACTCGGTGTATTACTTGGTGTTATACTCGGTGTTGGAGTATTCGATGGAGTTTGACTTGGGGTTGGTGGGAACGGCATACTTATAAATATCGTTTATTCGTTATTTGGTGCTATCCACTCTATTAAAGGTAAGTCCTTAACCCACATAACATCAGGATTTGTATTATTATCCATTTCAACTGTTGTTATAATCCAATTATTATCCGCATCTTGTACTGGATTGAAATACCAATCATGTTGGAGTTCAACGCCAACCAACTGGTCTTTTTGTTCTATTGTTAAAAGTCCTACTATCATGTTATATGTTTCTACCTAATGTTGTATTAAATGTTGTTATTATGTCTCTAAGATTTCCTAATTGTGTACTCGTTAATCCCTCACCTATAAATGCAGTACCTATTCCGTTATTTGTATACGAGCCAAATCCATTCGCTTGACCGATAGTTGTTGATATATTTTGTAATCTTGATAAACCTGTTAATGCGGTTGATTGAACCCCACCACCTCTAGCAACAAATAATACAGTAGAATTATTTGCCCTTGATATTGCATTAAAGTTAATTGCTTGACTTACTGTTTGTGCAGTAAAGTTTGTAAGTCCTGTTTCTAAACCACCCCTAAAGTTTCCTGTTCTTGATGCGTCAAATGCTAACCATACAGTACTAGTTACTGTCTCTCTTGAACCAATCTCAAAACCTTCTGTTGCTCCACTAATAGAAATAAAGACCCCTATTGAAGTATTACCTGTTGTTGTTTGTCCTGATTGAACCCAATATGTATCAGCGGAAGCGTTTGCTCCATTTGTAATATACCCTTTTTGTTGAGAAAATGTACTACCACCTCCAAATGTTAATCTAAATGCTGCATTTGTATCAACAGGGTTTTTAGCATTCCATTTAGCAGATGCGGCAATCCCTCCCAAGAATGGATATAACGCATCTAATTTGGTGTAAATACCTGCACTCTTAAGTGAGGCAAACATGGTCTGTGTTGCCGCAGATACTGTTGCTGTTATACCAGTTCCACCAGCAGATACAACTGCTTCAAGATATGCGTTCGCATCAGGGTCACTAGATGATGGTGATGCTGTCGGAGTATTCGTAGGAGTTGATGTAGTTGTTGTTGTCGGAGTAGGCGTAGCTGTTGATGTTCCCGTATTAGTAGGAGTATTAGTAGGAGTTGCCGTCAATGTCTCTGTAGGAGTATTAGTTGGGGTTTCAGTATTAGTAGGAGTAACCGTAGGAGTACTTGTTTCTGTGTTAGTAGGAGTAACCGTAGGAGTACTAGTTTCAGTATTAGTAGGTGTAACTGTTTGAGTTGGAGTTTCTGTGTTAGTAGGAGTAACCGTAGGAGTACTTGTTTCTGTGTTAGTAGGAGTAACCGTAGGAGTACTAGTTTCAGTATTAGTAGGAGTATTAGTTGGAGTACTTGTTCCCGTATTAGTAGGAGTATTAGTAGGAGTTGCGGTAGGACATATTGAAGGATAGATTACCCTAGACCATCCTGTATTTTGTATTCCTGGATTTGGATATGTTATTCCACCTGTTGTTGTTGAGTTTAATACAGCATTTGTATTTAAGAAGTTTTGTGAAACAAGTGTTCCTTTACTTATGTAATAATCTCCTGTTGTCGCAAACATAACCCATCTATAATTTACTAAATTATCAGTATAAGCAACAAGGTTATAATATGTTCCACCACTTTCTATTCCGTATGTTGAATATGTTATTCCACTTGGAGATGCTCCAGGTATAAAGTTTGTTGTTGCTCCATTAAAATAAACATATCCACCACTAAATGTTCCACCAGTATAACTTGTTATTCTATAATAAGTTTGATTAGGATAAATCCAAGCTCCCGATAATCCATCTATAAATAATTCATTAGGGCATACCTCAAATGGAGTAGGAGTCATTGTTTGAGTAACCGTAGGTGTGGGGGTGTTTGTAGGTAATATTTTTTCTCTAACTAAAAATATTAAACCTTGAGTGAATACTAAAATAACATTAGGACAATTTGGATTATCATTAGTAGGATAATCTATAAAATCTAAAGTGTTTGGCTCTGTATAAACTAACACATCATTTAAGTAATAATATTGTATAGTTTCCCACTCTTTTTCACCTGGTGGATATTCACCAAGATAATTAGTCAAAACAATATCAATTCTATCATAAGTTACAGCACTAAATGGGTGTTCACATAATTCATAATCAGTAGTATTATCTATTCTAAAATCAAATCTATAAGTTGAACCACTTGTTCCATAAGTTATTGGGCCAACAGCACAATAGTTCGCAGATATCCCACCAAAAATATTATCAGTTAAAGTGTTATAATCCACACCATCAAATGTTAAAGTATATCCTGTTAAATCCAAAGTATCGAATGGTGCCCTCTCATTACATATTTGAACTTCAGGTTGCCAATAATATCTTATTTCAGGACAAGACGACAAACTTGGAGTTATAGTAGGTGTGTTGCTTGGTGTATTACTTGGGGTAGGACTTACTTTTAATCTCATAATATCTTAAATAAAATTAACATACGGTACATTCTGAGTCGTTTATACAATTAATACCACAGAAAATTGGAAAATCTAATCCAGGGTCTCTATATATAATCGTACCAGGTTCAACACAGAAATTAATAGCATTATTTGCTGG